CTGACTGAATGATGCTGTATAGCAATTGTCATAACTGTATGTGTAGTCTGTGTTTACTGCTTTAAGTACAAAATCACCTACATCAATAATTGCTTTTGCAGTTGTATTTGAATAAGGGTCTGCTTCTTCGTTATCACTTCTAACACTTGGTTGGTTAACATTTACATCAGTAACTTGAAACCAATCAGTTGGTGCAACACTATAGTATCTGTATGTTGCTGGTCCAAACCTTGCTGTTACACCGGAGTCGATTGTATCTTGTATCAATACTGTTCCTGCTACTGCACCTGAGCCATACATAACACCGTTGGCACCGGATATTACTGTAACTGTTTCGCCACTAACTACATCATGTCCAAAGTCATACCATCCACTGCCTGGATTATTTGCTGGAACACCATTTCGATATACTGATGTGTGTACTGTTTGAGCTCCGCGTTCGTTGTAACCAACAAAGCCACCGAGGCCGCCTGCATTCCAAGTAAACTCTGGAATTATTTCCTCTATAAGGGATTCGTTCTGTAAAGGGTTTGTTGTAATCACTTCAACTTGTTGTGCTACTACAACCACTTCTTCAATTTCTTCTGCTTGGACTTTTGATACAAAAAATGCAAGTAGTAATGGTGTTACCAAAACTGCTGTAATTTTAAATGTATGTCTATGCCAAATATCTAATAAGGTGTTCATTTTTTCTCCGATTTTAATTGTTCTTATTACAGTAGTAATTATACATGGTATCTGTGTTTTGTCAAGTAGTTTTAATAAGAAAATAAAAAAAGAAACCCCCGGTGACCGAGGGTTCCAAATGTCCGAGTATAGTGTGGGAGGGTTAATACCCGGACAACATGGCTTAACTATGTGTAAGCCTTGTCATACAAGTTGACTCTGCCATTCCTTTCCAATTAGCAGGAGCCATCTTCTTAAGGTCTGAAATTTTCAGTACCATTCTAAGAGATATTTCCCTTAGCCTTGATGCCTTCTCTAACATAAAGTCAACTACTTCTTGCTCGCCTTCTTTACCAAACTTGTATTCATCAAGCATACCGTCTCTAACAATTTGATTAATTCTTAGAAACTTATCACTTGTAGTGTCCATACCAAGATCAATGTAATGACATCTTGACATAAGAGCTTCTAAGTGATCTTTAATCTTCTTGCTACGAACGTTTTCAAAGTTCACGTTAGTAATAAAGATAACACCACCTGAGAACTCAAACCTATCTGGAATACCTTCTCTACGAAGTGCTTGTGACTCTGACTTCCAACTAATTGTTCTCTTCTTACCTGAGTCCAATACAGCCTTCAGCATGTTCAAACATACTTCATCAAACAGCACACTATCACAGTCATCAAATACAAGTATGTTACCTTTACCTGAGTTATTGTATAGTGTTTGGTACAAACCAATTGGTGTCATAGAGCCTTTAACAACTTCTGTCTTTTCAACTTGTCCAGACAGTTTTGCCATTGCATCATATTCATCAAGTATTTTTTCAACACCAAACGACTTACCAACTCCTGGAGGGCCACTTACTATAAGTCCTCTAACAACACCATTAGCAACTGCATCAGTCATCTGGTCGAGTATTTCAAAACGTCCTTTGATTCTGTCCATTGCTTCTTTTGGTGATTCTTTTGCTTTCTTTTCTGCTTCAATAACAGGATTTAACAATTCAAAATCTTCCTTAGTTGAAGGTTCAACGTCAGCGGGTGTCTTTAACAACACTCGAATTTTTTGAGCATTATCGCCCATCATATGAGATCCATCTACTGTAATAAATGGTCCTTTCTTACCAAAAGAAATTGGCTTTACAACTGGAAATACAGTATCTTTGATTAAGGCGTTCCTGTAAGTACCTTTCTTGATTTTAATAAAATTTTGCATATTTGCCTCCCACAGCATTAACTTAATTTATACAACTATTATAGCATCTATTTGAGTTTTGTCAACCTCTAAATGCTTATAATATGAAATAAATAACAGGAAGTAGCAGTATTATTACATGCAAACTCCCCCATAAAACAAAGTTTAGTACCCATACAAGAGGATTTAGATTAATGTTATCCTCTATTTGGCCAAACTCCCAATGATAGTAAAAAGTATGCTTAAATATGCTATGCATTACAAAGACCGTAAATGCCATAAATGCTAATGTTATCATAGTTACTCCTAACTTTCTTACTATATGTATATATTATAGCAAATTTATAGGATTTGTCAACCAATATTTTAGGAGTTTATGCGTTCCAATCGATGGCTTTTTGGCTTAATAGAAGCTCTTGGTTGTGCTTGAGTATGGGCATCATATCCCAATACATTTCGTGTAGTTCTTCAATTGATTTTGAAGATACGTCCTTGATTGTGTCAATCATTAGACTAAGTTTTTTGTCTGGATTAGTTTCGTTGTCATAATCTTCGTTCCAATAGTTACTGAAAGTTTTGTAACCAAGAGATTTAAGATAGTCTAACGTGCCAGTTGAACAGTATAAAATTTGAGGGTGTAAATTTAACATAGGACGAGTAGTTTTTTCTGTGATAAACATCTCTCTATGAAATTCTCGCATGTAATCGTTTATTGCACTATCTTGATGATAATCTGCAAGGCCAAAACATTCGGAACTTTCTGTTGTTATAGTAAAATAGCAATTCTCATATATGTATCTGTAGTCGCCAACTTTATTCCAGTCACCACCATGGTGTTTTGGGTCAATTCTAAATAGTTCATCAAATGCTGTTTGCCAATCGCCTTTAATATCATATTGAATAGGAAGTTGTGATGCTAATTCTTCTGGTACAGGGTACATAGGTAAATCGTCAACACCATTTCCCCAGTAATGAAAACTGGTCATTGATGTTTCAGTGTCAATTAAATTGTTTTCATGCATTGCTAACATAAACTTTTGTCGATGCCCTAACATGTTTCTATTAAAACAATTATATTTGTGACTGCGATAGTGTGTAGGTGCTTCTTCAGTAAATTCTAATTCAGAAAAATACCTATTTGCTCTACCATATAACGCAAATCCAAAGTTTTCAAACTCTACATTCATCTTATCATCGTCTGGTGCATATAAAGAATGCCACGCATCATAAGATTTCTGTATGTTTGCACTTCCACTACGGAAAGTAATATTTGATAAAGGAATACTATACTTGTGAGCAAACTTATGTATAGCGTCAGGGAACCACTTGCCGTTAATTAGCCATGTTGTTCCTTCGGAAGTATAGGTGAAATGAATTTTTACAGTTAAGTGTTCTGTTGGATTGTTTCTTAAATAAGAAATTAAATCAGCAGTTTGTGTTTGTGTAAAATCTTCCCAGTTATCCCAGACTCTTTCTTCGCACTCTATTAATTCGTATTTGAATATTTTAGTCAATTACAATATCTTCCATGCCGGCTGTTCTAAGTCTTGTGATGTGACCAATTTGCCATTGTTTTGTGTCAAGACCTTTCATTATGCCCAGGTACTTATTTCGTAATAGGCTAAATTGATTAGTAAGGTGTGTTAGGTTGATAACACTATCTTCGCTGTCAACAAACTTTTCGGCATCTCTACTGCTTAATGTTCTATTGTAACTTTCTAAATACTTTCTAAAAGTTTTAGAACGCTCTCTACGAAGTTCTATGTTTAAATGTTCGAGAATTGCTTCAATCTCTTGTAGTTGATTGAAGCGAAACTCAGTAAGACCAGGAAGGGAGGCACTTAATTTCTCAAGGCTCCCTTTGATTCGGCATTCCCATTTTGCATCGTCGAGTTCTTTTTCAAAGTAACTTATTGCATCTACAATGTTACCCATGTCCTCAACAATTTTATTAAAATGTGTTGCCATTTACTTAATCCCAGTCATTGTCTTCATCTTCTTCATCATCAAATAGATCAAAATGACTAACTAATGCTGATTTCATAGTAGAGTCGAATTCATTTAAGTATTCGTCAATATCTGAAAGTCCAGCAGTATCGTCAAAAGTTCTAACTAATGTTTCTGCAACATGAAGTCTTTCTTTTTTAGGGATATATGCTTTAATGCTATCCCAAGTAGCATGTAGTAATTCTACTTCATTGTTCATTCGGTATATTCCTCAGCGGTTGGTTCAAGATCTTCAGGATCAATATCTTCTATTGCTTCTTTCTGTGCAACAGGATTTTGTTCCCATTCATCTATAATTACCTGAAGTTTTTCAGCAGTCCAGCCTTTTCTGAACTCCTTAATTTCTTCTCCGGTTACTGGTGAAACATAAGAAAGTTTATTACCTACTTTAGCAAGTATTTCTTTTGCTTCTAACATTTCTACCATACCACTATAAGGATCCATTCCTGTTTCGTATGGAATCTTAATCTGCACACCTTCAAAAGGTTTGCTGTATCTTGATTTCACTACTTTACAAGCGGCTCTTATACCTTGTACTGTAGAAACTTTATTACCTGCCTCATCTTCTTTGAGTTTAAGTTTTTTAATTGCTACTACAATACTTGACGCATATATAAAACCTTGTCCTCCACTGATTTTATCATCAGGGTCAAACATATCTTGTGATGCGTATGTATGGTTTGTTGCTACAATACCAATTGGATACGGTGCAATCTGGTTAACTGTGTTTCTAACTAAAGACGCTAATGCCTTTGGTTTTCTACCCATATCACCTTTCATGTCACCTTTTTCAAATTGTGCTACGTCAGTTGGTGTTAACAACATTCCTAAACTATCAATAACAAATAATAACTTAGGTTGCTCTTCGTAAGGAAGATCGCCATAGTTTGCTTTATAGTCTTTCATAAATTCAGATATTGCTTTAGCAACGTCATCAATCATTGAAACACTAATTTTCAATAGTTTATCAGGAGTTGTTTCTACATCTAATGCTTGTAGCCATTGTTCGTCTAATGCATTTTCACTATCAAATAATACTACTTGACATCCTTGCTTCTGTGCATTTCTTACAATGTTACCTGAACAAATAAATGATTTACCAGATCCGGATTCACCTGCAAACACCGTTACTTTACCGAGAGGAACACCCCCGGCAAAGTCTCCACTAATCAAATAGTCGAGAGTGTGGTTACCAGTGCTAATCCAATCCCTTGGGTCATGGAATCCTGCACTGATACCACTAATGCTTTTTGTGATACCAGTTCTGAACTTTGTTAAGTCAAATGGTTTTTGCATAGTAACTCCTTACGACTGTCTGTTACGAATCATATTCAAAATATCATCTGCTGACTTTTTACCGGCATCGCCACTTGCTTCTGCTGGTGCAGTTTCAACTGGTGCTGGTGCAACTGCTGGTGCTACTGCTGGTGCAGTTTCAACAACTGGTGCTGGAGTTTCTGCTACTGCTGGTGCAGGTGCAGGTGCTTGGGCAGGTGCCACAGTTGCCTGTGTTTGTGTGCCTGATGATTTAGGAATATCAAGTCCATATGGCTTGTAAAATTGTCCCCATCTTTGAGGATCATACATTTCGCCATCGACTGATGCGGCAAACATTTCTGTAATTGCCTGTACACCTTCAGCACTTGGTTTTGCTGGAAGGAAGTCATTTAGATTATGCAAACCGTGAGTATCAATACCGCCTAACTGGTCTTCAGTTAAACCGCTTTCTTTACGAGCCCATTTTGATGTGCTGTAGTCTGCGTATTGACCTTTGGTTGTTTTTGTAAGACGGAAGTCAGTACCATTAACATAATCTGTTGGAAGGTTTTCCATATCTGGGTCCATTAAAGCACCTTTGATAATGTTAAAGATTTGAGGTCCAATTACAAAACGTCTAATTGGGTTTTCTGGAGCAGTTTCATTTAAAGGGTTA